TCGAAGAAGGACTGTCGCAATGCAATGAAACGCTGGAAGACTATCTCGACCGGCACTGAATAAAAAAAGCCCGCCATCTCTCAGGGAGATAGCGGGCTTTCCGATTCAAATGGTTGCGGGAGCGCGCAACCTCCCGTGGGCAATTTCGCAACAACTCCTGAAAACCCAGCATTTTCAGTGAGTATCCCGCTCATACGGAGGGCGGCATGAAGGGCATCATCCATAAAATCTTGGACGGGATCCTGACTGTCACCGTATTGCCGCCCGAACCGCCTGTAGATCTCGTGCAGATCGATTACACCAATTGGCGCGGCGAGCGGCGCAAGCGCCTGATCCGGCCGGAGAGCATCACCTTCAAAGCCACCGACTATCACCCGACGCCGCAATGGATCCTGCGCGCCCAAGACGGCGACGGCGGGATCACGAAAGACTTCGCCATGAGCGAGATCCACAGCTGGGAGCCGGCCTCCGTTGACGCCAAGAGGGCGCCCGCCACCGGCAACCCACAGCGGTGATCTTGACCCCAATAACGCATCGGCTAAATCGTCCGGTTCCTGGCATGGACGGGCGCATCAGCGATCCGCATGGGGCGACGAAAGGAATTCTTCTTGAGCAATAGATTTGCCGTAGTGACGTGTTGTACGCCGAACTGGCTACCATTTGCGGCGACGGCGCTGTTGACCGTTCAGCGCAAAATCAAAGAGGGTGTCGCCGATTCATACGTCATTGTGCTCGACCCATCGGAGCAAGACCGAAGCAAGTTCGACCAGTTTTGCGCGCTGCATGGTGTGACGGCACAGGTTGTTGCCGTCCCTGCGGATGCGCCGGCGGCCAGTTTGTCGGTCAATTCGCAGGGGCCCGGCACCCTTCTCCGACTGTCTATGCCGGACTATCTGCCGCACAGCTACGAGCGGGTGCTTTACATCGACAGCGACATACTGGCATTCGGCTCGGTCGAGCCTTTGTTCAGCATCGACATGAAAGGCGCGATGATTGGCGCGGTGGAAGATTGGCTCAGCTTCCCGGCCGAGCGGCGCTTGCCTGGGCCAATTATGCATTTCGAGAATATCGGGCTCCCTCAGACCGCGCGCTATTTCAATGCGGGGATGCTGCTGCTTGATTGGCAAAAACTGCTGAAGTCGAACCTATTCGAAACCTGCAGGGGCTTGGCGGACGCCGCGCAACAGCAGCACAAAACGATCAAATATGCCGACCAAGACTTGCTCAACGCCGCGCTCGCCGGTGATTTTCTCCGGCTCGATGCGCGTTACAATCTCACTGAACCCAATCTCTACTTCCGCAAAGCGGCTGCGGTTCTCAGGCATTTCGCTACTCCCGTCAAACCTTGGCACGACATTTGGAGCTTCGCGCAACGCAGGGAACGGAAAATCTACCGGCAATTGCTGTGCGGCGCCCCTTATCACCTGCCGCTGCGCACCAGGTTTACATGGTATTCCTTCAACTCGATTACCGAGGCGCTTGTCTGCAAATTGAATTGGAAAATGCGGGCTGAGCTCGATTGGCACGCCGCTCAGGTTTCGGGAGCCATCTCATCCACCGGCGCCCACTTGATGACTACGTCCTCGTCAGTAAGCGAAACGGCAGGGTGAAGACGAAAGAAGTTTACAAGTGCGGCTCGGCTTTCGTTGGCGAAATCAGCGTTGTCCTTCGGCTTCATTTCGCATCTGAAGATAACCGCGCCGTCTCTGATGACCTGAAATTCTGCCTTCATGGTAACCTCCCTGGGCGACCTCTAACGGCCAGCTTGACCGGAAGTTTCCTAGACTGCCTCAGGGCATGCGCCGGTCACCGCTTCCGGGTGTCGAATATCTTTGCCAGATAGGCTAGTGGCGGGTTCCGTTTCGGGTAGCGGTACTTCCACCTTGGCTCGTGGGCACCTGGGAAAGCCACATAGTCCTTCTGGCGAAGCGCCCAGTTCAGCCACATCGAAAACTGCGCCTTGACCTCAGCCTCGGCTTCCTCGGGTGAATCGGCACGGCCGTCGTCCGGTTCTCTCGAGTTCGGCGCCTCGACATGACAGCCCCATGCCCAGAAACCTGGATACTTCTGTATCGTGAAATGGAAGCGCCCGATCGTGTGCCCGGCACATTCAAGCGTGAAATCGTCATTCCGATGCGGCCACGTCAGACGCTTCGTGATCTCGGCACCGACAAAAACCTTGGGGTCGATATGATTGTTTACCTGCGTCATTAAATGAGAACGTAGACGGAACGGAACCGGTTTGACGAGTCGAAAGTTCCGGCTCAACCTAAGTCATTGAGAAGGCGGACCCATGGCTGTCGAAGAGGCACATCGCGAGCTGATCACCAAGTTCTTGGCGACCGTTTTCATGCGGATGGAAGCGGGTGATCTCGACATGGAGGATGCGCTGGTGAAGATCGCAACGGCGATGTCAAGCTTTGACGCCGGCGAGCATGCGATCGCCCAAAATTACATGGAATCAGTCATTGCCGAGCGCACGCCTACCGAGGAATAGGAGCTTCATATGAGCGATCAAGAACCGCCGAAAGAGCACTTGGAATATGCCCGCTGGGTTGTCGATCGAGGGGATGAAGCATTCCACAAAGCCAATGAAGCCGCCGTTGCGAGCGGCACGGCAACAATTCGTTTAGTGGTTCTAATCAACGGCGGCGCGGCGGTCGCGTTGCTCACCTTTATTGGCGGGCTAATCCAGGCCGGCAAGATCCACTCTAACTCCCAGCTGATGGGAATAGCGTGGCCCATAGGCTTCTTTATTGCTGCGCTGGCCTTTGCTGCGGTTTCCATGGGCTGCGGTTACATCGTAAATTTCACCAACGCGGCAATCATTAAAAGCCGAAAGCGCTATATCTCCCCTCCGTTCGAGGAGGACACCGACGATACGCGAAAACTTTCTTCCCTTTCTCGAAGTTTCGTGGCGGTGTCAGTCGCCACGGCGACACTATCGCTCGCCGGTTTCATCGTTGGAATGTATGAAATCTATCGAAGCCTGTCCCTCATCTTTGAACCGTGACCTCGAACAGAGCTGACGTAATAAAAAAAGCCCCTGGCGCCGAAGCACCAGGGGCAATCTTACAGATGATGTAGAGTGTAAATCAGTCGCCGCGCCAGCTAGAGAGCGGCGGTAGCGGCACTGGATCCGGGTGACCGGCGAACGCATGCGAGCAGTCGTCCAGGAAGCGGATCATTCCGTTCTCAACGAAGGAATGGCACTGGAAGCATCGCCATGATGCCGGCAAGCCATCGCGCGGTTGATTGCAGTAGCAGCGTGGCCCTTCCCAACCGGGGACATAATGGCCACCCCGCACGAGCAGCGAAGGGCCAAATGTCGGCTTCGCTTCGTCGCCGTTGAAGGTCCAGCCATTCGGCGAGGTAACGACCTTATGAACCATCTCGCAGCCGGGGCACCAGAAGGTGTAGCCGGCCTCGCTTTCGCCGTCGAACTTCTTGACGACGGGCTCGCTCACTTCAGCTTGCCCCGGAGATCATCGTAGAAGCCCGCGCAGCGGTCCGTGCGGGCCCATGCGCGGCCAAGGGCAGCACGCTCCCGCTTCAGTGCCGAAGTCGCGTCTGCGCCCTCCACAAGTGGCGCGTGGGGCTCGTGGCGCCGGCACTCGGCCGGATAGGCGGGCAAATTCACCCGGGCCCGCGCCTGGCCCTGCAGCTCCGCACCCTTGTGCAGGCGCGCCAGGCTATTTCCGCAACCACTCAATGTCAGCGCCAGTGAGAGTGCAAGAGCGCCCATCAATGCCGGATTGTTTCTCATGTAGGGCGATCTCCTGTTCAAGCTTGTCATTCGCCGCCGCCGCGTCGGCCTCGCTGTTCTTCAGCTTGGCGGCGAGATCCTCGAGGGCGTCATCGCCCGCGCGCTTCTGGCGTTCCGATTCCTGGGCCTTGGCCTTCTCTGCATCGAGCTCGACCTTGGCCACATATCCATCCAGAGCGGCCTTGCGGACGGCCGGATCGTGGATCCAGTCGTTGTAGTAGTGGCCACCCGTGACCAGAACGGCCGCAGTGGCAACCGAGGCTAGCCCGGCGCGGATCACGCCAGGCACGCCGCCCATCAGGGCGAGGATGAAGGCCGGGATCATTCCAGGCCCTTAAGGCAGAGATTGCGTTCCGCTTCCCGGCGGTTGGCAAGGCCCTGGTTGTAACGGCCGCCGGCCTTGTTGAAGGCCATCACCCGCTCGCAGGCGACGTGAAGGTTGCCGACGCTGGCGGCCGTCGCCACGGATGAATGACAGAAGCCATACGAACCGATGTTGTAGGCGAGATCCAGGAAGGCAATGAACACCTTCGGCTTCTCGGCCGCCAGCTGCGGCGGCAAGCACACCTGGATCTCTTCGGCGAACTGCTTTAGGCGAACGCCGAACTTGGCGTCGCACTCGGCCTTGGTCGAGTTGTGGCCGAGCGTCACGCCCTGTGTTTCGCCATAACAATCCGTCAGCACGCCGACCTGATCGTAATACGGCTTCAGGCGCAGGCCTTCTTTCGGGCCGGTGAATAGCACGGCGCTGGAGATCAGTGCGGCAGTGATGGCGGCATAGACGCCATGTTTGGGTTTGAGATTAAGCTTCGGCATCGGTGAGACCTTTCTGAGCGATCAGGCGGGCCCAAAAGGCCGCCATGGTGGTGACGATCGAGGCGGCCGCGAACGCGCCGGCCGGGATCGAGAAAACTTGGTTGAGATACGGAAGCGCGACCTCGAGGCCAGAGAGCAGGCCTGCCAGCACCAGGAGGCGGATTGACCAGGCGCGACGGAATACAGCGCCGGGGTTTTGAGCGGCAAGCCGTGCCCAAAAGGCGAAGGCGGTCACAATCATCGAGGCCGCAGCAAACAGGCCGGGCGGCACATAGATGAATTGGTCGACGGCCGGCAAAGCAACTTCAAGGCTGGAAAGGAAGCCGGCCAGCAACATAAGCCGTAGCGACCAGGCATGGGCCAGCACATCACGCCAGTTTGGAATGAGCTTCATGTTTTGGGATCCCGCGAAGTTGGAACGAAAAAGGGCGGCGATGTGAGCGCCGCCCTCCCTTCAATGGCCGGTGATCGGTGGCACTACACCGGCCACCAAACGGTTACTGGTTGACGGCCGGAACCGGCGGCAGAGTGGCCGAGGCGGCGTCAATGCTGGCTTCGACGGCGGCGAGATCCGCATCCGTCACTTCGTTGGCCGGCACAGCGGCGAGCTGGCCCTGCAGATCGGAAACCTGCTTCTGCAGGTCCGCGATGGTCTGGTTTGCCGTGGCCAGGTCGGTATCGGACTTCGCCTTGCCCTGGGCGATGGCGTTGACCTGGCCGACAAGGCCCTCGACCTTGCCTTTCAGTTCATCAAGTTTTGCTTTGGTAGCCATGTATTCACCTTCGATGATTTCAAGAACACGCCGCTCAATGTGGACGTAGGCGCGGGCGCGGCGACGCACCACGTTACGGAGAAGTTCAAATGCTTCGTGCAGCTGCATGGGGGCCACCTATGAGACTTTGAAGATATTGCCGGTGACCGGCTTGTGTTTGACGAAGCCGTTGTCAGGCGTGATCTTCATCGTGAGTTTGACGACGTATTGCCCCGCACCGAGCGCGCAATGCTGCCCCATGAGATCATCAAGAGTCGTGTCAGGATCCGGCGGCGGTGGGCCGGCTTCGTACCGCTTCAGCGTCCATCCGCTGCAGACTTCCTTGTTCGATTTCATATCGACGATCGCAAAGCGCGCGTAGCCGTCGAAGCTCTCGACCACGTTGTAATCGAACACCACCGGCGGATTGGTGCCGACGGAGAAGTCGGGGACGTTGATAGATCTCACCTCGAGGTAATCGGACGCTGGCCTGGCGTTCAACCGGTAAGTGTTCATCTGGTTGCTGAGTTGAACGATGGCCCACAGCGCGACAAGCGCCGTGGCCGTCGACCAAACAGTCGATGCCTTTAACTTCATTTGCCTGTCCCCATGAAAAGCTTGAACGCGGCATAGATGCCGCCGAAAGCAGCCAGGAGCGCCGCGGTCTTGATGACGAAGCCACTGAGAATTCCCCAGCTGTTCTTTAGAACCAATGCGTCGCGCACTAACTCGGCCTGCTCTTCCGTGAGGCGGCCGATCTTCATTTCCTCGCGCAGGATCTCGAGTACCGTCCGCGAAGAAGCGGGCAGCTTGGTTTCGTCCACTTCCATAGTGATACGCCTCAGTTATTGGGGTGTTTAAGAGTGAGTCCAGTAACGAAGCCGCCGCTTCTGTCGATCGAGTGATGCACAGCATCGATGATGTATTCGCCGTCGATGCCTGGACGGGTTCCGACCAGGATGCAGGGCGCTTCAGGTTGCGCGAGCGGGGCGCCGTCGATCGTCACCGAGCCGCCGCCTTTCTCGCGATCGGCTTCCTTGGATAGAGACTTCGCCCTGCCCTTCGCTTCGACTTCGCCGCCGGTCGGTACTCGAGCAAGGGCCTTCGCCAAAGCCTTCGTGTCCTTGGTCTGCGCGGACACGGTGATCCACTTCGCCTTTTTCGTGTCGTAGTGGCGCGTCTCGGTTTCCTTGTGACGCGGCCGGCCGATGTACGGCGCCATCTGCCAATCGATCAGGTTGAGGCCGACCGTGGCGACGATCGGCGTCAAAGGCGCACCGCTGGCGCTCTTGCCTTCATTGCGCGGCACTAGGACGGCGCGGTCGCCCATGATCTTGAACGTGCCGCCGAACATGCGCGCAATGCGATGGCCGAAGTGCACGAAGCTTTCGTTGTGCTGGGCGATGTATGGAAGGATCTGGCTTCCGATCGAGCCGTCCACTTTCACGTTGCCGATGCCTGCGGCCTTTCCCGATTCCTGCAGAATGTCGCTGATCGACTTCTGATCATAATGCTTGAACTTGGCCTCTTTGGTCTTGCCACCCGTGTCCATGCCCGTGCAGCTGATCGTGAGAGTGCGGCCCGATCTAGAACCGTGCGAAGAGACGTCGTTCACCTTCCCCCGGAAGGTTTCCGCGGAAAAGCCGCCTTCCCAGCCGAGCGCGATGACCGCCTCGGCGTCGGGATAAGGCATGGCAATCTGGCCGCCTGTGTCATCGAGAGTCACACTCGCCGCGTCGCTCACAGATCCAGCCTTCAGCTCGACCGAAAGGGAAATCAGCAAAGGGCTGAATCGAGAGGTGACGTTCGCACCACCGATGAAGATGGCGTAGAAAGAGCGTTCAAGCACCGATCACCCCCACAACAAGACTTGCGCCGGATCCGTGAGGGTACGGTTGATCTCGGTGGCTGGGATGGTGAACACCGTGCCCGAAGGGAGGTTCGGGCCGAGATCCGCAAGCCCAGGGTTCGCCTTCAAGGTGGCTTCGACCAGGCCAGGCGTTGGCCGGCGGAATTTGCGCCAAATGATCTGGTCGAGCATCAGGCCATCGCTCAACACTGTGACGGTTTCGGCAGCAATCAGCATTAGAACAACCTGAAGATTGAGGTGACGTAAGACGAAGCCGAGGGCGCTTCCGCGACCTCGAGGTTGAGCTCAAACTCGATCACCTGGCCGACGCCCGAAGGATCGAGATAGGTGGAGGTTTGAGACAGCGACTTGATCACATGCCAGCCGAGAACCTTGCCATCGCCGCGAACCACGAGCTGGGCCACACCCGATTTGCGCAGCGCATCGAGGGCGGCCATTTCCTTCGCCCCACCAATGCGCTTGGGTAAGATCTTGCCGCCGATCTTCAAAGTCTCCACACCCTCGCCAACCCACTCGAGGATCGGTCGCGCACCGACCACGGCCTTGGAGGCGTAGTCGGTTTGCGCTTCGCGCGTGTACTGATCGGTATTGAGGCCCTTGTTCACGGTGAACTGGACGGGGCCGATCTGCATCAGCATGACTTACATTCCCCCCAGGCCATGATCGGCGTGCACTCGGTTTGATGCGGCCGAGGCGGCCGAGCCCAAGCTTGCCATGCCCTGCTTCACCTGGTCGATCAGCTTCAAAAGCTTCTCGAGCTGCGAGGTGTCGACCTTTGGCGAAGCTGTGGCGGCCGATACATCGTTCACCGCCTTGGTTGCGCTCGCCGCCTTGGCCAGGAGCTCGTCGAGGCGATGGTTCGAAGCAAGGCCAGGACTGTTGCCGGCGCTGCCAATCCGGCTGTGAGGCCCGGAATTCGTACCAGGGCGTGCAGGATTCCAACCGTTCTCGCGAGCAGTTTGCCGCTTGGTGATCAGCTCCTTGGCTTGAAACTCGTCGTAGTCAGGCATTGGCACAATCTTGGTTAGCCAGTTGTGACTCTCAACTTGGTCAATGATGCCGTCACCATAGCGCGCGCGAAGCGCCTTGAGCCTGGTGGTGTCGCGACCGCTGGCATCATTCCACGCCGCGTGGGTACTTGTCGCCGCGGCCCCAGCAAGCCCGAGCCAACCCAGCAACCCCCAAATGCCCCCTCCCTTTTTGCCGCCAGGAAGCGCCCCCGCCGCACCTTCTTCGCCAGCCGCCACCTGCAGGGCGGTAGCCGCGGCCGACAGCTCTGCGGCTGCGCCTGTGAGGGCTGGGCCTGCAGAGGCCATTTGGAAGAGGCCGTAGGTGAGATAGCCGCCGCCCGCGACGCCCGCACCCATGGCGCCAAAACCGGCGGCGTTGGCCATGCCAGGGTTATCCTTGGCCCACTTCGAATAGCCTTCGGACAGATCGGCCGACTTCTGCGCCATCCAATTCATAAACCCAGCGGCCTTCTCCATGCTCGGAGATCCCACCGTGGCGGCGAAGTTGGAAAGCGAAGTCGTGAGGTTGTTCAACGCGCGGAACGGATCGCCGTTCTGCTTGTCCGCCGCGCCCATGCCTTCAGCCTGCGGATAGAGGCCCGCGTGATTGGCGAACGACGCCTGCTGCGAAATGAGCTTCGAAACCAAGTCCGCCGCGTTGGTGTTCGGGAAGAGCCGGCGGATCTTCATATTCATCTGCTCGGGATCCGTGATCCCGGCTTTGGTGAGTGCCGGCACCAGGACGTTGTAGATCCACAGGTCAGGATCCGAAGCAGCGAGCGCAGCGCCCTTGACGTTGTGACCGGGCTTCATACCCTTAATCTCACCCGTCTTGGTGGTTTCGAAGTCGCTCTTATCGGCCAAGCCGAGCGACACGAATTCCTTTGCGGCCGAGTGAAGGTTCCCCTGGAAGCCGCCGGTGATCTGCTTCACAAACTGATCAATGTATTTACCTGCGGTCGAGCCGCCGACTTCCATCGAGAGCGAGGCGCCGGTGGTCGAGTTGAAGCGATCAGTTAGGAACGAACCCGACGCCTTCGTGTACTTGGCATAGTCGAACAGGCCTTCCGGCGTCACGAGGTTGCCCATCACCTGTTTGGCACGCACAAAGGCGTCCATGAACTTGGTGAAGTCCTCCTTGTTCTTGCCCTTGCCCAGGATTTCGGCCGCCTTGACGGCAAAGGCCAGGCTCTTGGAGGAGTCGCCGCTAGGATCCGTGGCGTCCAGCGCGCTCTTGGCGCGAATGGTGGTTTCCAAAAGATCCGTGGCATCGCCAGGATGAGCGAGCACGCTGCGCAGCTCTTTGCCCGTGGCGATCACGGCCGATCGAGGCACGTTGAGATATTTGGCCTGAAGCGAACCGGACTGACGAATGAATTCGGCCAGCTGCTCGGGCGGCACGCCGGCGGTTCGCGAGAGCTCGATCTCGTGCTGGATCTCGGCCGAGCTCTTAATCCCCTTGTAGGTTGCCGCCAGGATGCCAGGACCGGCGATCATGCCCATGCCATGGAAGCCGCCGCCCAAGCGGCGCAGCCAGCCGCGGCGAGGCGCAGCGCCACCACCACCGGCACCACCAGCGGGCGCGGATTCTGCAGCGGAAGCCTGTTCCTTCAGCGCCTTGGTAGTAGCCGCGATGGATTCACGGACGCGCTTCTCGGCGCTGGCAACCTCATTCAGCCCGATGCCCATTTCCGAAAGCGCTTTGCGGGCGCCCGAAACAGCATCCTTCTGTTCGTTGAAGTCCTTCGCCGCCGATCGCACTTCGCGCTGTGCGCTCTTGTACTGTTTTTCGAGCTCGGCGAGCTGCTGCTTCGCCTGCTTGTAGCTGTCAGAAGCCCCCTTCTGAAAGTCCTTGCCGAAAGGACCGTACCTCATGCGGCCCATAAACTCGGCCGCCTTCTGCTCGGCGGCGCGCGCTTCATTCAGCCGGCGAGCAAGCTCGGTGACGTCGGCCTGGGCGCCACGGAATTCTGCGCGGGCCTTCTGCAAACCGCCCAGCGAGTTGCGGAACTCGCCGAGCTTCTTGCTTTCAGCTTCAGCCTTCTTCAGCGCAGCCGCCAGCTTGTCGAGCTCGCCCGTCGCCTTATTGGCGTTGATCGAGTTCGCGGCGCTCGTGATCCCCTTCAGGCTCTTCTCAGCCTTCCCGGCTGGGCCGGAAAGGTTATCGATGAGCTGAATAATCAGCCTTGCGGCAATATCACTCGACATTTGCGGGAGAGCTTTCGACTTTCAACATGAGCTCGACACTGTTGAACCACTTGAGCAGTTCAACAGTGTCCATAGCCATGAGAACGGGGATTGAAGTGCTGGTGTGCTTCGCCACCTTGGTCACGTAGTAGCGGTAGAGTCCGGGGACGGCAGCGATTTTTTCGCCTGATCGCCCGACAAGAGGCGGGGCAAAAAAGGGGCCGCGAATGCCTGAAGCTTGAGGTCATCGTCGGCGTCGAGCTCGGCCAACACCTCATCCGGCACATCGAAGATGGGAAGTCGCTTGTCTTTGCGCTCATCGTCAAAGAAAGCCTGCAGCTGCGTGCCCGTCAGACGTGAGACGGTAATGGTGGTGTAGACCTTGCCGTCATACTCCACCGGATATTCTAGGGTGAACGTGCCCGAACGCTCGCGAGTGTGCTTCGCCTTCGGCTTCACGGCCGCCGGCACGTCGCCGGCGACCTGATCTTCAGAATCGGTTTTCATTTGCCACCTTCAATGTTGAGAAATTACGAGGAACCGGGGATGCGCAGGATCGCGTTATTCTGCGCGAAGATATTGGTGTCCCCGAACCACAGTTCGTTCGTGAACCAATTCACGTCATGGACGCGGTTGCCCGAGATCCACAGACCGTAGCGCACGACTTCACGGGCTTCGTAATCGAAGTCCATGCCAGAGGCGCGGGCCGCGGTCGAAGGCGCGACCTTCACGATTGCGGCCTCCACGATGGCCTTGGCTTCCACCTTGTTGTTGGTGTGCTTGTCGCGCACCACGCCGTACATGGTGTGCACGAGGCGCTGGAAGCCGCCAAAGCCGAACAGTTTCAAACGGTCGGGATTGAGGCCCTTCAGCTTGTAGCCGATCGTGAAAGGATTAAGCGCGTCGAGCGCCCAATCCACACCGCCGACAGAGCCGCCGGAAGTGTAATTCATGGTCGGGCGCTCGAGCGTGGGAAGCGAGACGCTTTCCAGCTCGAGGTGGTTCGAGGCCGTCGGATCGTGGTCGCCGATAAACAAGTTGACGGCTTCCAGAATGTTGATGGTAGGCGTTGCCATTTTCTTTCGATCCTTCTTTACGAGCTAACGACTTGATCAAGCTGGGACTGAATGCCCTGGATCATCGCGTCGAAGGCCTTCAGGTACTTGGTGGACTGGATATTGATGGTCATCAGCGGCGGCGGCTCTTCCGCTTGGAAGAGCAACGTGATGGCGCCGGCGGCCAGCTGTTCCGCCGTATTGGCGTCCACCGGGATCGACAGCTTGAAGCCTATGATCCAGCTCTTGGACTGCAGGAACGCCAGCCACTTCTCCATCGTGTTGTAGATGGCCTGAAGCGTCTGGCCGACGATGTTGAAGCGAAGCAGGTAAAAGCGCAGCGTGCGCAGCATCGCCAGGTGGATATAGTCGCGCATGCGCACGACGTTGTAGAACTTCCAGTCGCTATCCTCCGACGTGGTGGTCGCGCCGAGATAGATATAGCCACCGTCTGCGATGGCCGTCTCCACGCCAGCCTCGCCGGCAACGATAATGCCGCCGTCGGCCGCGAGAAGCGCCTGGCCTTCCGTGGCGCCGTCGGTGAGCGAGAAGTTCACAGGACGGCTTGCGCCGACAATGCCATACACGGGGCGGTTGCCCGCCACCTTGACCGGCACGCCTTCATTTTCGAAGTCCGTCGCAGCCTGCATAGCGCAGATGAACGGTGCCGCGTCCTGGACGACTGCATCCACACCGACCTTGACGCCAAGAGCGAGCGGGATGAGGCGATCCGACGACAGAGTGCCACGCCAGTTCGAGTAGTTCTGCAGCGTATCGATGGGGCCGCTGACGAAGGCCACGCCGAGGAACCGGTTGAGCACGGCCGGCAGGGCCGCACAAACCGGGTTGGCGAGCTGCTGCGTGGCTACCGTCACGCTGGCGCCGGTGAGGCCCGACGAAGCGGTCAGGCTGATCGTCGGGGCAACGCTGTAGACGCCGGGGTTGGTGAGAGCCACGCCCGTCACCTTGCCGCCGGCGACGGTGAACGTGCCAGCTGCGCCGCTACCGGTGCCCCCGGTAAAGGCCAGGTTGAAAGTGCCGTCGGTGCCGCCCGTGCCGGCCGCGGCAATAACCGGGGTAGCGAGCCCGACCTTGGTTTGCGCGGTGTAGCCAGGCACACAGATGAGACGCGGCTGCACCTTCACCAGATGGCCGGCTTCAGCGAGGGCCCACAAGCCAGTCTTGGCGGACTGCGAGCCGAGAATGTTGGTGATCGTCGCGTCATCGGTCATGCCTTCAGTGACGCGGATCACCACGACCTTAACGGCGTTCTGCAATTCGCCCAGCTGCAAGCCGATGCTGGCGAGCGCGTCGACGAGCGTGCCGTCGTCGCCAAGTTCGGACAACATGGTCGCGTCGTCAGAGAACATGAGCACAGGCGTATTGAGCGGGAACGTGCCAGCATCGGCGTCGGGCGCCGTGCCCACGATGCCCACGACACTCATGTCCGACGTCAATACGGCGCGCGGCTCATTCTGAAGCTTGGTGATAGAAATACCCACGGTAGGCTGGGTCATTGCGTTCTCCATTAAAAAGCCCGCCGAAGCGGGCGGGCTGAAAGGTTGGGTTTACGGGTAGTGGATCGCAGCCCTAGAGCTGTGAACAGAAGATCCAGAAGGCGTCGAGAGCGGCGCTGTCCATGCCGAGGGCTTGGCCGAAGGTTGCGACCATTGGGTGCGCACGGTTGAAGATGGTGGCGCCCGAAAGCAGCATGTTGGCCGCGAACGCGGCGTCCGAAGGGAGGTTATCAACAAACTGCTGCATGGAGGCAGGCAGCGTGCCAGCTTTTACCCAGGCCAAAGCTTCGGCCTGGGTGATGGGTTTCGTTGCGCCGAAGCCCTGCCAAGTGGCAAGGCCCTGCGCGAACTGGCGATCGCTGATTTCGGCCGGGACAGGCAACGCAGCAACCGGGGCGAGGTAGTCTCCCACCGCGCCGAACTCCTGTGAAGTAGCTCTGCCGTAGAGTTCATCGTCAGGATGGCATTCTATTTCTGACGTAACAGTGCCGCCATCTTCGTTACGCTGGATGAGTCGCGAGACGATCACAAAAGAGTGTGCAGCGTCACCCCAGCGTGAGTTGATGTATTCATCAGCCATATCAGTTCACCTTCTTGTACCAGAGGCTCGTTGCACCCAACAGGCTAAGTCCCGAAGCGTTCGACGTGACCTGCGCCGCCTGCACCGCAAAGGTTCCAGCCGCCGAAAACTTCACATGCCCGATGACGCGCATCACTACGTTGGTTCCATTCGAGGAAGGGCTGAACGGCGTGTTGATCGCTGTCATGTTGCTGGTGCTCGAGCCGCCGGGATCGTTCATATCCTGGCGGTACAGACACTCGGAAGTCGCTGGACCGGAGATGTTCGCATTCAACGAGCCAGCGCTCGGTCGCGCGTAGAAGTGAATTTCAAACTCGTAGGCATCGCCGTTCGCTACCGGGAACGATAGGTTAGGAACGTTGCTCAGTGTCGTGTTACTGGTCCAGGTTGTGGTGGAACCGGCATTTAACTGAGTGCCACCTGCAGCTGCGAGAGCATATTTACTGCTGAGATCGACGCCTGCCTCTTGAAGTCCGATCGCTGCGTTCACTTTACCCGCGCTGGTGATCGACAAAACGGTGGTCGTCACACCTGCAATCATCTGCGTCAAGACCGCCTGCGCGGACTTCGCGGTAGCGTCCACCCACGACCAGATCAGCGACCCGAGGGAGCGGGCAGCATTGGTGCTGTCGCTCGCAGTCGCATCGATGCCGCCAGCCACAAGACCATTGGTGCCGGTGCTGG